GGGGCGCATGTTAAAAAAACGGGTGTAAAAAATTCCACGGACACTACAGTGCCGCAAATTTTTCCACACCCGAGGTTGAGTTTCCGGCGCGAGTTTGAGTCTCACGCCAAAAAAAAAATCAATCACGGCGCAGCGGATTGTAGGCCACGCCAAGACCGCTGGCGATGAAGCCGGCGACGGTCGAAATGTAGCCGCCGATCGCGGCGTCGCCGAAGGTCATGAAACCCAAGCCGACGCATGAAGCGATGAGACCGGCAACGTAGACCACGGTGCGCACGCCCTTAGAAAAGACGGGCGTGTAAGCCGTCGGCGGCTGGTTGTCCTGACCATCCTCGCACTCGTTGGTCAGATTATTGACCGTGGTCTCCAAAGTCGTTGGCGCTGCATGTTGAGCCATCTGTCCTCCTCCTTAGAATCGTCCTTGGTTGAGCGCCGACTGCAGGGCGCGTGCGGTGGCGGGGCCGAAGCTCGCGTCCTGAGCCAACCCGTAATGCGCTTGGATGGCGCGAATGGTGGCCGGTCCGAGCAGACCATCAGTGCCACAGCCCAGGCGACGCTGCACGGAGCGGATCAGATCACTGCCGCCATTGCCATAGCGGACCACGCTCGAATCGATTGCGGGACGCGCGTAGGTCCTGCCGTCAGGCACCTGCTGACCGCTGATGATGCCATCCACCGTAGCGCCCATCACCTGCTGCCAACGGCGCACGGTGGCCGGACCAACATTGCCATCCACTGCGAGAGCGCCGGTGGAAGCCGAAGAGACGCCACCGTAGCGCAGATAGCAGTTCCACGGGTAGTTGTAGTAGCCCCTGATATTGGTTTCGCGGGCGGTCTGGTCGCCCGCCCTGCCATACGCGGTGCCGCGCTCCGAGATGCTTGCCTGTGCGAGCCTGCCGCCACCCAGATAGACCGCGACGTGGTGCACGTCGTTAAGCAGGATGTCACCAGCCTGCGGATTGCCGTTCGCGGGCAGGCGAATCCATCCGCGACGAGTCAGATTGCCGGACAGGTTGCCGGTGTAGGTGGCCGAGCCGGTATCGAATCCAGCCTCCTTGAGACAGTGGATCACCAGACTGGAGCAATCGCAATTACCCACCGAGGGATTGAAGTTCCAACGGTCCGCCTGCGAATAGCCCAAGTTTGCCACGGCGCACCAGTAGCGCATGCGGTTGATCAAAGTGCCGACGCTTGCCATGCTGCTAGTCCTCCAATCCTTCCACGGCCTTGGCCGCATCCTCCTCGGACACGACCTGAATGTTCTCGGGCGGCAGACTGTCGCCCTGCGGTGTCATTTCCGGCGTCATGGTCACTTCGTCCATGACGGCCTCCTTCCCGCCCCCAACGGGGCATTGAAAAAGGCCACCTCCGAAGAGATGGCCTTGTTTTTGGAAAAATCGATGTCAGCGCTTGTGCGCCGAATGATTGAAGATAAGAATGAGCGCAAGCAGGATGAGATACGCGCCCAACGCGACTGGTCCGCTCATTGCCGGTCCTCCAAGTATTTTTCGGCGGCAGCAACTATCCAGCATTGCGCGTCCAATTTCTCAAGCTTCGTCAGCTCGTAGCTGACGGCCTCGCTGTGGTCGGTGTCCTTGTCGCCGTAGATCAGGCTGATGATCGTGTTTTTGATCGTGTCGCGGCAGAGTTCGTCCAACCGTCCATCGAATTTCTCAGTACGCTCGCCGAGCTGTCGGGTCTTGGCGAAATGCTGGGAAAGTGGACTGTCGTATGGCAACCGTTCCGGCTGCACGTGCGAGTACAGGCCGGTCGCCAGCGCGTCCAAAGCGCCCGGCCATATCCTGAGCAGCAGGGTGATGAGGGCGCACGCGCCGCCCACACCCCCGAAACCGGCTAGAAAATTTTGCAGCACATTACCTCTCCTTAGGGCAATAGAAAAGGCCATCCCGAAATGGGATGGCCTTGAAGTGTGAAAATCAACGCCTGTGCGCGCCATGATTGAACATGATGACGAGCGCGAGCAACAGCAGGTACGCTACGATTGCAACCATGAGATGCGTCACTGACTGTCCTCCAAATCACGCCTTGGCGAACAGCACTAAACGGCGGTCTGCCATACCGGAATAATTCGGCGTCGGATTGCCGGCGGCATCATAGGTCGGATTATTTATTCGGATGGCGAAATTCCCATATTCGACCCATTCGTTGCTTTTCCGCAGTGCCTTGTACGTTGGACTGGCATTGTAGGCTAAGACGACCGCTCCCTGCGGGATACCGTCGGAGGTCTCGCCCATGTCGCCCTTGGGACCTTTCAAATTCCCGACATTGGACCATGCCATATTCCACCCCTTTTAATCCTGTGTGTAGGAGTACACGTCGCCGGAGTCGAGGTCGAGGTAGAGGGAGCCGACCGGCTGTGAGCCTGACGGGACACCATACCCCCAAGTCCATCCCAAGCCGTTAGTACCGTCCTTGCCGGGCCTGCCATCCTGACCATTCGTGCCATCCGCGCCCTTCGGCCCCTGCGGACCTTGAATCGAGCCGACATTCGTCCATTCCGAGCCGGACCACACGTACAGTGCGCCCGCGACGAGGTAAGCGTCGCCTGAGACTCCGGTCGGATGCTCCTGCTTCAAAGCATCGGGGCTATCATAGGAGCCTTTGATGTTGACGCCGGTGCCGTCCTTGCCGTCAGCACCCGGCTTGCCATCCTCGCCCTTGTCGCCCTTCGGCCCCTTGAAGCTCACGCCGTCAATCCGATTGGACACATGCACGGTATCACCATTGACCACGGACGAGACGGTGAAAAGCCTGCCATCCACGTCCGAAATCAGATCGCCGGTCGCGATAGGCGTCGCCGGACTCAAAGCGGCCACGCTCACGTCCGAATTGTCCGAGACGGTGATGTTGGCGACGTGCAGGCTCTTGCCAGCGTCACCCTTCGCACCATCAGCGCCATTATCACCTTTCGGGCCTTTGAGATTTCCGCCCGTAGCCTGCCATGCCATACTATTATTCCTCCTTAATGAGATTTGATATTTTTACAAAAAATCAGGCTTGACACCGGTACACGGCACCAGTCGTCAAATCAATATAAGTGTCACCGACCACACCCTGTGTCGCCTCACCCGGCACGCCCATGCCGCTGCGGAAACTCAAACCCCGCTCCCCCTTCGGCCCACGCAAGCTCACACCACCATCAATGCCGAAAATCACCTTCCCACCATCGAAACGGCTGACAATCCACAAATGCCCTTCGGCATCCACGACCGAATCTCCAGCGGACACATGATCGGACGGGCGCAGATCATCCACATCCACCACATCACCAAGACCGATGACGCCGGCGAAGACGCGAATGCTGTGCGCCAAGCCACCGGCGCAATCAGACGTTCCCCTCCATGCAGCCTCGGAAAGAGTCGCATAATCCAAAATCTGCGTGCTGTCCGGGACGATCACGCGACGCACATGCGTCAAACCCTTGATCCGCTCCTCGATGCGCCAGCACCAGTCCACGCCTGTCGGCTTGAGGTCAAGAGTCAGATCACCGCCATCGGACGGCAACCGCACCGCGAAAGGCACCGGCAGGAGCAGACTCTCATCCTCCTGCACGACACGCATCGTCGGATTGCAGGATATGACGCCCTCCACAGGCACGCCGGACACGTGCGATGCGTCCGGCCTGCGAAACCTAAACCTAATCTGCGTCACCGCGCTCCTCCTCATTCTTCATGGCTTCGAGCACGTCGGCGGGAATCAGTCTCATCGCCGCCGACAATTGACTTTTCAAAATCGCGATCTCCTTTGAAAACTGGCCGACCTGCGTGGCAAGCTGGTCGATGACCTGATTCGCGTCGGCTGGTATCTGTGGCATCATTCCTCCTTTATCGATGGCATGAGCGACTCGAAGAATCGCTCCTCGCATTCGTCCAAATCGGCACGCATTTCGTCGGTGTCGAAAAGCCTTCCGATGGCCTTGGCGTCCACGCAATCCGTGTCGATGCCGGTGGTCGGCGTCGCATCTGCCGCTCCGCCAGACAGCGTGGCCGTCTGGATGGCCGCGTCCGCATCGTTGGTGATCGGTGGCAGTCCCAACGCTGTCCGCGTCATGTTGCGTGCGGCCGTCATCGGATCGTCCTGAACCTCGCCACTGTCGGACATCATGGACACGGATTCCGCCGCGGTATCCGACAAGGCCGCCTCCAAGCCCTCATAGGCGGTCGTGTACGCGTTACGTCCGGTCGGCGGATCGTACGAGTCGTCCGATTCCCTTGCCTGCATCATGGCCGCGCAGGTTTCGGCGACGCTCGTCGTGCCGAGCAGCGCCCGCCATGCGGCGATAGCGTCCATACCGCACACAAGCCCCCGCTCGCCTTCCGTTTCCGCTCTGATGATGAGGTTGCCGTCTTCGAAAACAGTTTGCAAAACATGCCCCCTTATTTGACGAGCCACGCGAAAGCGTTGACATACATATCGCCCTTGAAGGTTCCGCTTCCGGCGTTGTATCCCATGACCTGCATCGAACCAGCGCCGCCGGTGTTGCACACGTGCATGAAGATCGACCCCCAGTTGAGGTCGGAATTGCAGACGCCGTAGTAGCGTCCGTATTTCGCCGGCGTCCATGACCACGTGGTCTGTGGCACGGTGAAGTCCGCGGTTAGCGTCGCGTTCTGGTAGATTCGCCAATTGGTGCTTTGGAAAGTGAAACGGTTTGTTATGCCGCTTAAATAGCCGCCAAGATACACGTATCCGGTGCTGATGTCCGAGACCACGCCAACCTCGCCGTTCGCATCGGATGCGGTGCAGTACGCGCGGGCCTTCGCGCCCTGCGAGTGCACGCCGACCTCGCACAAGCTGCCGGAATCACTGCGCACGTTGAGATACGCGCTTGCACCCGATCCGCCGACACCATGCATGGTGAGCCATGAGGAGCTTTTTTTCGACAAGTCGGACTCGTCATAATTCGTGTCGGCGTGCAGATACACTTGTGACGTGACGCCGCTGCCGGTACCGCCTTTCTTGCGTGGCTTCGACTGGAGTCGCAGGAAAGCAGCCGGATCATGCTTGGCGACGCGTCCGCTCCACAAGTCCAATTCGCCCATCTCGCCGACCTGATTGGACTGGATAAGCGACGAAATCGTTGGATGACTGTAATATTCGGTCGCCCCCTTGTACGCCAGGAATTCCAATCCGTCGCCGGTGAACGTTTCTGTGCCGCCGACGGTGCTGGCCTTAAAATCCGGGCTGATGCGAAGCCTATGCCCGCTCACACGGGTTTGGAAAGTGCCGGTCAGCACATTCGACTTGCCCTCACCGTCAAGATAGACGGTCTGGTTGTGGCCGGAATCCCACATCTGCAAGGCGGTCGAGTTGAGCTTCACTCCGGTGTTCGCGGCCTCGGAGCTCTGGAAGACGGCGCCGGTGAACACGTAGCCCTTGAATTGGCCTGCCTCCACATCATCGGTGACGATTTTTCGAGCTTTCAGCAGCTCGGTCAGAATCTCGCCATTGCCGATTTTGATGTTTTTCGCCTCGACACTGCCATCTTTGATGAGCACGCTGCCATTGACACTGCCTGGGACAAGCAGACTATCAGCCACGAGCGAATAGGCCACGAATTTCGAGCCGTTCCAGATGTTGACCGACGAAATATGACCGCTCGCGTCAAGCTTCTGCCACAAGTCACCATTCGTGAGCCCGGAATGGGCAGGCTCGACGGCTTGGGTGAAGACCTTGTTTTTACCGTCCGCGGTGGTCTTCGCTGCCTTGGCCTCGGCTTCGGCCTTGGCAATGTCCTTATTGATCGAATCCAATGTCTCCTGCGGGACGGCGCTTGCGACGGTCACCGAAGCGATCGCGGACCAGGCTGACCGATTGCCGGCATGGTCCACGGAGCGGAGCGCGTAGCTGTGCCGGCTGCCGATTGCCAGACCGGTGATGACATAATCGCCCTGTCCGGCCTGTGTGGCGCTGATGACCTGCATGCCGGCAGCCGTGGCACCCTTGCCCACCTCGATATGGTCGAAGTCCGGCTCCATCTGCGCGCCGGTCGAGGTCTTGCCATCCCAGTGGATGGTGACAACGCCCAACTTGGAGGAGACGATTGGTTTCGATGGCACGGAGCAGGGCGTCGTATCCGACTCCACTGTAGCCACGAAGACTTCCGACCATTCGCCGAGCTTGTCGGAATATGTCGGCACAGCTCTGACGCGCACCTCGATTCGCGTGCCACAATCAAGGCCACCAAAGCCAAGCTGCGTCTTGTCGGTGGTGCCGGCCGCCTGCCAGGGCGCACCATCCTTGTGCAGCTTCCACTCGACCGTATAGGTGGAGATTTCGATTGATGTGTCGTTCGTGGCCTGCGTGACCGCGCTCCACGAGGCTGTGGCCAGACCATGCGCATAGCCATCCGAGCCTATATAGGCGTCGGTCTGCACGACAAGTCCCTGCGGGGCCTTCGGCACGCGATGGTCACGGTCGGACGAGGCGGTCGTGCCACCCTCGCTGCCGGCCAACGCGGCGCCACCCGTGATGCCCTTTATCTTCTTCGCCTGCTTGACCGAGGCATCATACTTGATGTCGTTCAGTGCGATGCTGACGGATAGTCCCTCGCCCTGGCGCATGCTCAGGTCGATTTCCTGCACGCGCACCTTCTCGCCGTGAGTGACTGTTGGCGCGGTAATCCAATCGCCGGCATGATAGTCGACGAGTGGCAGACTGTCCACGTCGGAAACGATGAGGTTGCGCGTGTACTGGCCGCGCACCCTAGCCGCATCATCGAGCGTGGATTGCATGAAAGCCTGTGCCGTGTCCTTGTCGGACACGCCGCCCTGCGAGCTGTAGGATTCCCACTTGCCCCACGGCGTCGGAGCAGCCGGATTATCCATGCGGAAAAGCAGATTATTGTCACCCTCGACGAGAATCGTGCTGGCCAGATCGCTGATGCTCTCCTCGTATGGAGCTTCGCCGATGTCGCGCGCCAATCGCAGGATGACGTTCTTGCTCAGGTCACGGCTCAACGCCGCGCTGTCGGCGTTCCAAAGCCTGAGCGTCCTACCGCTTGTGCGCCAGTCGCAGCCGCCACCATTGACGAGAGAGCTCAGGATGGTCTGCAGATCCGTGCCAAGTGAATAATACAAAGTATATTTCTTCGCCCATGCAGCGCCGCCCGCGTCCTTGGCGGTATCGAAGCCGAGCGACAGGCCGGTGGCCACGCCACCACGCGCCTTGTTCTCGCCCAACAGGGTCTTGAGAATCACACCCGGATTGGCTGAATAGAAGGGCCTTTTGCCCTTGTTGTCGCCATCCGCAAGCAGATGCGAAGAATCGTTGTTTTCCGCCTTGGACAGCAGCCAGCTGATCGACTGGCCACTGTAGGTAACGGTGCGAGTCCGGTCGTCGGTCTTGCCGGAACGGCCGGTGATCACGAAACGCGCATTATCAGGCTCCTGATAGCCGGTGCCGTCCGACACTTCCACGGCCACTTCTAGGCCGTCCGTCAGCTCTCGGTCGAATGCCTGCGCGTCACCGGACAGCATGGAGTATTCGATGCTGATCGCGCCATCGTCATCGTGCAGCATCGAAGCGCTGAAGCTCACCGGCTCAGCCAATACGCCGATACGCGCGCCGAAAGGCCGGTAGGCCACGAGACGAGCATGCAAAGATTTAGCCATAATCACTCCCAGGAAGGTTTGAAACGGCACGTCACCGCAGACGTACTGGACTGTTTGACCTGCAGCGCGTAGCTGCCGGAATCGGCGGCAGGCCACACCTGCAACGGTTCGCTCGTCCAATCAATGCCAGCAGTCACATCAGTGCCACCAGTCCAAGCGTTATTGCCACCTGCGGTCCACGCGCGACGATTACCGGCATCAAGATAAAGATTCGACGCATTCGGCCCGCTCCACTTAATATCCGTGCCGGTCACCGGGTCGGACACAGTCACGGACGACACGTTAGAAAAACGGAGGATGAGATTAAGCAGCGGAGCATTGGAATACCACCCCTCACTGCCGGGCTTGGCCTCGCCGTGAAGGAATACGCCGCCCGCAGCGGGAAGCTTGGCAGTCTGCCAATCACCCTGCCAAAACACGTCAGGCAGTTGAAAGACAGCCGTGGCGGCACGATGATTGCTCCATGGTATTTCGTCACCGTCCGGCTGACAGGACGTGCACACGGCCTTGGCGGTCATGCGTCGCGTCAGACCAGTGGACACGTCACGCTCCACACGAGTCAACTCGGACGCAAGGCGGCAGAGCCGATAAAAGCGGTGCATCAAAGTATCCGCATCAAGCCCGCCCGTAATGAATTTCAACGTGATTTCCGGCGCATCGAAAGCCACCGGCCCAGCCGGAAGCATGACGCCGGACCGGCCGTTCACCGTCACGGAATCAATACGCGGGCTGATGCTCGTGAAATGGGTGGTGCCGACTATCAGACTCGAACGCTCACCAGTCAGCTGCTGACCATTGATGAGATAATCCGTGAGAATCATTGCACCACCCTTTTCACTTGTGTGTCACCATTGCGGCATCGCCGCCGTCTGCAATCGTTGCTGCGTGCTGATGCACGTCGGAGCGATCGCCGGATAGTTGAAGGTCTGCTGGACATACGTGGTCGAACCACCGCCATTGCTGACATTCGCGCGCCCCGACTTCGACGCATCCACGTCGAAACCGCCATTGATCTGCGCATTCATGCCATTCACGGTGCGCTGCACGTCCTTCCAGCCAGCCTTGAGACTCTTGTCAAAGCCCTGCATGATCGCCAAGCCAGCAGGCTTAAGCATCACCTTGTCGTAGCTGAGCGGACCCTTATGCCTGACAATCCAATCGCCTATGCCACTCACAAAGCTCTTCACTCGGCCGAATGCGGATCTCAGTCCATTGAGCAGACCATTGATGATGCTCGCGCCAGCGTTCCACAGCCATGCGCCAGCACCGGAGAAGCAGCCCATGATGGCGCTGCCGATGCCGCCAAGGAAGCCAAGCACGCCCTGTACGGCACCATGCACGATCTGCCTGAATCCATTCCACGCCTGCGACCAATTGCCGTTGATGATGCCAGTCACCATGTTGATGACGCCCTGGATCACATTGACAATGCCGCTGACGACCGAAGCGATCCCGTTGATGACGCCCTGGATGAACGGCAGCATGGCCTGCACGGTCGGCAGAAGCGTCGAGCTAATGAAGCCGACGATCGCGGAAATGATGGTGGACACCAATGGTGCGAGAGCTTGAATCACCGGCACCAGAGCCTGAATCACGCTGGTAATCGCCTGCACCACCGTCGTAACCAAAGGCTCAAGGCCCTGAATCACCGGCGTGATGGCAGCCACCACGTCAGTGATGAGACTGCTGATCTGCGAGATGACCGGCGTGAGCGCCTGAATCACAGCCGTGATGGCCGCGACCACCGCCGTGACAACCGGCTGGACTCCTTGGATGGCCGGAGTTATCGCCTGAATGACGGTGGTCACCACGGTCAGAATGCCTTGAATGGCCGGCACCAAAGCACCCACAAGCGTGGAGATTATCGGCGTCAGCAGCGGGATTATCTGGCCGACGAGATTGGCGATTACCGGCATGACAGCTGCCGCCAATTGACTCAAAGCCGTCATGAGCGTCTGAATCGACGGCTGAAGCATTTGGAATGCCTGCTGCAAGCTGACGAAAACGTTCTGCAGCATCGTGCCGAATTCGCTGCGCAATTGCGGGCTCGTGGCGATAAGGCCGGCCAGAGCGCCAATCACCAAAGTGACAGGACCACCAAGACCACTCAGGACGCCGCCGAACTTCGACAGCAATCCGCCAATCACCGGCACGCCACTCAATCCGCTCAAAGCGCCGCCAAGACCAGCCGCGCCAAGCAGACCAGTCACGGCTGCGATAGGGCCGGACAATCCAGACAATTGGCCCGTGAAGCCGCTGAAATTGATTTTGCTGATCTTGTCAGCGACAGCGCCGAACACTTTTTCAAGCGGCGGGCCGATCTTCTGCGCCAGCTGAGCGATCTTGTCAAACAGCGCGGTGATGAGCGGTTCGACGGCCTGCACCATCTTGATGACAGCGCCACCGACACCACCGAAAGCCTGGATGAGATCATTGCCGACCGAAGTCTTCAAACCGGCAATCTCATGCTGCAGGATGGTCATCTTGCCCTGCGGAGTCTCCGCAAGAGCCTTGTTGATGCCGCCGAAATTCGCTTCCAGGACCTTCGCGGCCATGGCGGCCTTCTCGGACGCGCTACCTTCCTGAAGGACTTTTTTCTGCGCGTCCGTCATGGTCACGCCATATTTGCTCAGCGCGGTAGCGCTGCCGGTCATGACCTTGCCGAGCAGATTCGCGATCTGCACGCCATCCTGAGCCGTCGCGTTATAGCCCTTGTTGTTGGCTATCATGTCCGCCAAAGCGGGCGTCAAAGTCTTGACCTGATCGGCGGTCAGCGCGAAAGTACCCAACTGCGCCTGAGCGGCCTTGAGTGTGCCACCGGATATGACGCCGGTCTGTCCAAGCGTCTTATTCAGGCTGAGCAGCGACTTCTGCTCTTCATCACTCCAGTTATTGTTCTTGGCGACCTGCTGGAATTTCGCGGTCACCTCACCGGCCTTGAGAGCCGCATCCACGGCCTGCTTGCCGAAATTCACCAGATATCCGCCAGCGGCGGCAGCGGCGCCGGACACGACGGTGGCCATGCCCTTAGCCGCCTTGCCGATGCCGGACACCGCCTTCGAAGCGAACCCGGAAGCCTTGCTCAAACCCGAATGCAACGCATTACCGGCCTTCGCGGCCGCATTACGCGCACCCTCCGGCAAAGCATTCCAAGCAGCCGAAAACTTGCTTTTGATGTTGGACGTGACATCGCCAGCCGTCGAACTGATCTTCTGCACCGCCGCGTTCACGCCTGGAATCTTGCCGACGATCTGCTGTGCCGTTGAGGTGAAGCCGGACGCCAGACGGCTGAACGCATTCTTGGACTTGTCGGATTCGTCCGCCAATTGCGTTTCGAGGTCCTTGAGCCGTCCCTGCGCCGTCTTGAGATTGTCGGACGCCGCCTTGAGATTGTCAGCCGCCGTCTTCTGTTTGATTTGAGCTTGTTCGAGTTTGATGGCCGCAGCCTGAGCCTGCGTGCTGTCCGCGCCATATTTCTGTGTGGCCGCGTTCAGCTTTTCCTGAGCGGCCTGCACCTGCACGCCAGCCGCCTTGAATTTCAGCAAGGCGTCCGTATTCTTTTGCGAGGCTTGCGCCACGTCCTTTTTAAAGGACTTCAGGGTTTCGGAATTCAGCTCGGCCGCACCACTGTTGAAACCGCTTTTGAAGGCGCTGCCGATCTGCTTGCCCTGCTGCGCGCCATTGAAGCCCTTCGTGAAGGAGTTTTTCATGTCGGAGACGGCCTTGCCGGTCTCCTTGGCCACATTCTGGCGGAAGCCCTTCATCTGCGGGAAAATGCTCACATGCGCGGATCCAAGCTCGCTACCGCCAGCCATGACAGCCTCCTCTATTCACTTGTTTTTTTGAAGCCGAAGATGCTGCTCATCGACGCCAAAGCCGCACGACGCTCCTCATCGGCCACCTCGACATGCTTCTCCCCAGCCTTTTCCGGCGCGAGGTCGCCAAGAATCGACGTGCCGCCAGCCTGAATCGCGGTGATGATAGCCGTCGCATCCATCGGCAGCACCATATGCACCGCAGTCATGCCGGTGTAAGTGTTCGGGTCGGCCGAAAGGTTCTCCCACAATGCGATCGCGTCGCAGTAGCGGAGTCTGCCGCCTAAATCAGCCTGCAGACTCCACCCGCGAGCCGCGAAATCAGCCCTTATTCGACTGCCACCGTCTCCTTGGAGGAGCTGGCAGAAGCCGACGATTTTCCCAATTCCACACCCTGAATCTTCGCCAAAACCTCGCCGTAATCGTTGAGGATGTTGAATGGAACCATTGCCGGCTCCTTCGCCAACTCCTTGGCCGCATCCTCGCCAGCAAAAGCCGCGAGAATATCCTTCAAAGTCTGAATCTGCTCCGTGTTGGACTGCAGGTCGGACAGGCGCACGAAATCATCGATGCTGAGATTCAGAGGCAGCTTGTAAATGTGGCCGTGCGGTGCGAGGAACCACACGCCGTCGTCCTTGATGAGGTGCTTCACCTTCATCCGCTCGGCCGACGCTTCAAGCGCCTTCTCCTCGTCCTCCTGAGTCCAGGCTCCGAAATCGGCGGCGGAGGGCATCACATTCTTGGTCATTTCTTCCTTCTTTCAAACGACTAAAAATTTTTCCTTTGCTTCACTGGATGAAGAGGAAGAATCCCAGCACATGCGAAGAAAGGAAGAAAGAAACACATGATGGGAAGAATCAACGTCAGTCGGTGACCGGCTGAGACTCGGAATCATCAGCCTGATGACCATCGGTATGAGGACCGGATGAAACAGTCGGAGTCACGAAGGACTCCAAATACTTGCTGTTGCCGGAATCGCAGGCGTCGTCCTGAATCCATTCGATGGTCCAAGCGTCACCGGTGTTCTTGCCGGAGGTCTCCTGACCCTGCTCGTTGCCGGTCAGATTCACGACACCCAGACGGCGGCGGTGCGTGCCGTTCTTGAACACCGTCTCCTGATAACAGAACCACTTGCCGTCCTGAATCACATCGGTCACGTGATACACGCCACTGGAGTCCGGCTTGCCGATGGTCATCTGGCGCGTGATGTCGTTATCCTCGGCCACGGTGAACTGCGTGGTCAGCGACGCCTTGCCATTAATCGAATATCCAGGCTGGTGGAATTTGATCGCATCATCGGCGTCACGGCTGTCCTGCGGGGCACCATCCTCGGTGATAAGGCCGACGAAGCCACCCTTGGTGAAAATCTTGTCCAAGCCGGTCTTCACGTCGGCCACGGTCGGCGCGATGAGATTGGAGGTCAGCTTCTGCGTCGCATCATAAGGTGCGACGTAGAAGGCGCTTGTCACCACGATCTTCGCGGCGCTAAGGTCATTGCCTGCTGAATCAGCTGCCATATTTTGTCCTTTCAAACAAAAAAGGCGCTGAAACAAACGTTTCAACGCCTAAAAATTAAGAATTATTGAATTATTGGAATTTTCCAATAGCGGAGAATTCGAGAGCCAGATAGCATCTGGCGATATTCGCGTCCTCGGCCACGAAATACGGACCATTGCACCCAGCCTCATCAATGCCCGCGATCGGAGAACCATCAAGCGAGCAAATATCGGGGTCGGTGAGCATGCCGTAGATCCGTGCCGCCAAGTCACGGCAGGATTTCGGAGCGGCACGAGCCCCATAACGCACGGTCACGCCGACGCTCCGGTCGAAGAGCACGCGATTCGACTGCGATCCGCCATCATCACGCACCACGACGAGCGGCCGTGAGCCGTCGTAATCGTCCGGCTCACGATTCGAAACGATGATCGTCGGGAAAGACGATTTCAACCGTGCGCGCAGATACGAGCACAGCCAAAGCTCAAGATCCGGTGGCAGGACCATGGTCACGACTTGCCTGCCTTCAACGCCTTGCGGAGATTGCCAGTCTTCGATTCCACGAGCAGGGTCTTCGGATCAGTGCCGACCACCATGCATGTGGTTCGATGCGCGTGCTTGACCTCCTCGATTTGGAGGCCATCGCGATACGCTCCAGTATCAACCGGAGCATGCGATTGCGCATATGCGAGCGTCTTCTCGGCGGCACGACGGGTCATGGCCTTGACGCCAGCCGAATTCATCAATTCGTCGAAATAACGGTCATTGAATTTGACCATCACACCCATCACGTCACCCCCTGTACTCGGATAGTGGAATCTCGACCGTCGGCTGCCATGACACGAAAGCATTCGCGTCACGACTCGGATAGCCGCTGACCTCCCAACATCGCCCGTCATCCGGCAACGCTCGAATCCTGTCACCCGGCATGATGTCCAAGGACGTGTCAGGAGACGTGAGGTAAGCCGTGCTCGTGGTATGCTCGCGCAGACCGTCGGGCGTGCGCGTGCTGCTGGAGCTGGCGAGGGCGCCGGTGAAATCCAAAGTTTCCGGATTGGACCAGTCCTCGCCAGCCTGCTCGCCGGAATACGGGTCATCGACTTTCCTCGCACGCAGTCGCCGCCATTTGGTGGCGCCCGGCATACGCCATCCGCCGCCACCGGCATTCATGTCGTCAAGCAGGCTCATGGCAATCCTCCAAGCCTGTAGGGTTTGAGCTTGTCCTTCTCCGCCTGCATGAGCGACACCACGTCGAAGCTCGCGCTGGAGCCGTTGGTGGACTGCGAGGTGACGAGCCCGATCGGGCTCATGCCAGCTCGCTTCGCGGCACTGATGAGCACCTGCTGCACGTCAGGCGCGTCATCATAGCCGGCATGGATCGCGTAGCGGATGGCCGCAACACCGGCCGGGAAGCCACCGGAAAGCGACTCCACGAGACCGGTTTCCGGGTCATAGGCGTAGGCCAGTGGATTGCCCTGACGGTCGGTCAGGGATTCGATGCTCGTCACATGACGTGCGGGCAGCCGGATAACCGTGCCGCCGCGAGTGTTCAGCGTTCCCGTCAAGGCCGCGTTCGGCATGACATGCCAGCCACATTCACGGCGGATGGCCGCCTGCGCGGCCCTGATCCGGAACTCGGCGTCATCCTCGAAAGCCGAAGGGTCGGCAATCATGTCAGGAATCACATTCACTTCACTCATGCCGACCTCCCGTCTCAGCTCGTCTTCACCACGCCAGCAGCCACAAGACCAGCCACAAGAGCATTGACACGCTGCGCCAGATCGTTGTAAGCGCCAACGAGCGCGTCGTACTCTGCCTTCGTCGGAGCGGTGGAGGCCGCAGCCGCGACGGAGGCGTTCGCAGTGCCGGAGATCGTGACATTCGCCAGCTTCACGCCACCGAGAGCGTTCTCAGCGGCAGCGGGAAGCACATACGGCGTGGAAGTGGAACCGCCGGTGACGTTTACCGGCCTGTCGTTGCCGTCCACGAAGAGCACGTCCTCAATGTAAGTCGAAGCGTCCACCTTGGCCTTGGATGTGTCGGCCAGCCGATACTGCTTCACGGTTCGCCTCACTTTCCGGCCTTGCCGAGGGACACCTTGACGAAAGCCTTGGGGTACTTGACCTGCAGGGCGAGGCGTTCCTTAACTCGGAACGTGATCTTGTCGTTGGTGAAGTCGTTTTCGTGGCTGTTGGTGGATTCGACGGTCAGGCCGCCCTTGCGGTAGATGGTGCCGCCGGCCTTGAACGCGCCGACGAGCACGGTCCCCTTGGTCATCGCCTCGGTGACGACGGTGCGCAGTCCCCACAGCGGCGGGTTCTGCATGATGCCGCCGTTGCCGTACTGGCCGGCGAAGAAGCCACCGCCGAAATACTGGCCGTTCGCGTCCTTGGACAGGCGGATTGTCTGATAGTCGGCAGGGTTGATGACCACGGCGTCGGCGGAGAAGCCGGTCGCGGTGGCGATATCCGTGGTGGCCGCGAAGATACGGTCGGGGTCGGAATCGTCGGCCTGCGCCTTGGTCTGGATTTCGCGGTTCAGAATGCCATTGAGATTCGGGTCGGTGCCATCGCCGGACAGGAGTTGAATCTCCTCCTGCAGCTTCAGGTTGTACTGTGCGTGCTGGTTAATCTCGGACACGACGAACGGCAGGTCTTCCGCCATATCGTCTGTGATCTTCCACCATGCGGCGACCTCGTGCAGGCTGTCGGACACCCAAGTCGGATCAGGCATGTGAATCTGAGGCTTCTGCGCGCCCTCGGCGACGGTGGTGGCGTTGCCTTCGAGGGAGCCGTAGACCGGATATTTGATGGTGGTGCCGCTCATGGTGCCGGACGCGAAAAGGTCGGCGATGACGAGCGGACGCTCATACGGCCATACGCCGTTCTGATCGGTTTCGGTGAGGAACGGCGCGTAACCGGCACCACCCTCGGCATGGGTATCAGACGCGGCCTTGAATTCCGGTGTGGAGAACAGTCCTCCCTTGGTTGCGAGCACGCTCAAGCCCTTCTCCTGCAGGGACTTGACGTAGAAGTCGCCGAGGGTCTTCGCCTCGACGCCCTTACGTTCGGTCTTCGAGGTTCCGGCGAGACGGTCGAGCCCTTCGCCGGCTTCCTTGAACAGGTCGATACGCTCCTGCAGCTTCTTCGCCTCGGCGTAATGCTGCTTGAGTTCCTCCTGCTCCTTTTCGGTGATGTTATCCATTCCCTTGGCGAGGATGGCCTGTGCCGCCTTCTTCTCGGCGGCGAGATTGTCCATGAGATTCATGGCACCCCTTTCGGTTAGTGTTCCAGCGAGAAGAAGTCGCTGATGGTTTGATATTCCTTGGCCCACTGCGGGTCAAAGCTTTTCTGGTCTTTCTTCTTCGGGTCATCCGTGGAATCGTCCGGCTCGTCGCTGGAATCATCCGTGGAGTCATCGGACGAATCGTCCGGCTTCCTGTTGTCGGAATCGATGCCATCAAGAACCTCGTGCAGGCTGTCGAGAGCGGCACGGAGCTTGCTCTCGTTGGAGGCACTGATGGCTCTACCGCTCTTGACTTCAAGCACTTCGGCGCCCTGGTTCGCGGCGACCTGCACGAGGGAAATCTCGAACAATTTCACCTGACGAATCTCACGGTAACCGTCCCAAGCGCTCTTACCGTCCTGCACGAAAGCGGTCTCCTCGGCGATGAAGCCGATGCTCATCTGATGGATAAGGCCACGCTGCAGCAGCTCATAGGCGCGCTTGCCTTCCTGAAGGTCAAGATCAAGACGGGCGGTGACGAGCAGTCCATGCTCGTCCTCCACAGCGCTCAACGTCTCGCCGATGATGTCGGTCGGCTTGTCGTCCTTGTGCTGCCAGTGGATCGGAATGCCCGCGCCGGAACCTTGGAAATCGTTCTGCAAAGTATCGGCAAAAGCGCCCTTGACGATCACGTCATCGTACAAATCCTTGTCCCACGTCGAGGCGTAACCGCTGAACACGCCCTCGCCTTGACTGTCATCAAGGGATTTCAGCTCGAAGCCCTTGAAATCAAGCCTCATGATGTTTCCTCCTTGGTAAGCGCGTCCCACTCGGCGTGGAATTGCGCGTCATACCGGTAAAGCCGTTTGAATTCGGCGAGCATGGCCTTTGCGTCCTCGCCGTTGACCGGATTGTTCTCCTGCGCGTTCTGCGTCTTGCCGCCGTCTTGCGGGCTGGGCTGGCCGCCCTCGCTCACATTCAATGGCGTGATGAGCTGGTCGCCACCTGGCACGCGCGGCATGTCCAGAATCTGACGCGCCTGATTCGTGGTCATGAAAGGACGTCCGGTAGCCGTGGAAAGCGCCTGATACTGTTCGGACGTGGTTCCACGTAGTTTCGCGTCAACGTTGGCCTTGATGTAGCAGTCAGGCTCGCCCACGGCCTCGGGAAGGCTCAGATTCAGCGCCTCTTCCAATGCCACGATGTATGGCATCAGCTCAACATTCCACAATTGCTCTTTGAACGCGCTGATGTTGGAATTGGTGCCGGTTCGGAAGCCGACGTTTTCCGGCGAAATCTGGAAGGCGTTGCACACCGCGATATTGATACGGTCGCGCGCCTCCAAATCGTTCACGTCCACCGGTTTGAAGACGTTGTCCAGCGGACGCATCTCCATGCCGTCCTTCAGGACAGGCCAGCCACCCTCACGGCCACCATTCTGAATGAAATTACGCAATCCATTGGTGAAATCGTCGTAATCCTCCTGCGACAGCCACGGCATCTCCTTCGGCCGGAAGACGTAGCCTCCGGCCTGCATGCCGTTCTTGGCGATGCCACGCCGGTAATTGGCCATCGCCTTCGCCTCCGCCAAGAGCGGACGAAGCACGTTGGTCACACTATCGCCGAACTGGAGGCCGGAGATGAAGCCGACGTCCAAATGCACGCGAGGATCAGGCAGATCAAAATGCATGGCCTGCTGACTGTCCATCGTCAGCAGATTCACGCCGGTAATCTCGCCGAAAGCGTTGCCGGAAAGCTGATAGCAGTCCGACGGTATGCGCCTGAGTGTGAAACGTCCACCGTTCACGCCCAGGAGCATGAGCCACCGGTCATCGAGCAGCATGTCACGAAGTAGCGTGCTGATGAAACGATAGCGTGTCATTCCAGGAAGAGGAGAAGGACGCTTCATCAAATCGGCAAGAGCGCCGTCGGAGACTTCCTCGGCATCCCCATCGGCGTTCTTCCGATACACCTTGAATGGCAGCGAGGCGATGTTGCGGGTGATGAAGTCCACCACGACACGCACCGCATACTCCCTGCAGTAGGCGCCGGACGCGTACCCGTAAAAGTCCATGTCGGACGGCCAACTGTCGCCGTTGGCGAGTGGAATGCTTGTCGCTGGCGTCGGATGTGCGTCTGCCTCGGCCATCTTCATGCCGATAGCTGCTGCGTTATTGTGGAGGAGCCGGTCAAGGAATCCCATCAATACTCCCCTCTTTGTGAAGAATCTAGAATCTGACCCTCACGCCTTGCGAGGGCTCGTATTTCGGTTTAAGCGTTTCAGCCTGCATGGTCTCCAACGCGTACAATGCCTGCGATTCGGCAACCAAGCCGCTGATCTGCAATGCGGATTTCGTGCGGTCCCACACCTCGACTTCGCCGAGCCTTCGGGACACGGCCACACTCACCTGCTGTTCGATGGCGGGCTGCGGCAGGTGCCGCAGCTTGCCCTCACGCACGCGGTCGTGGAAACGGCCGCAGCACGCGCCCAGACGGAAGCCTTCGATGAGGTGGACGTTCCAGCCTTTTCCGGTGAGTGGGTCAATGAAATCGACTGCCGGACAGCCCTTGCCCTGCACGGCGATCTCCGTGATATGCGGCCAACGCTCCTGGAGCAGGTCGAGATAATGCGGCACCCACAGCATGCCGTCACGGCGCGCGATCAGCTCGACATGCGGCAACCCGTCCGCACGAATTCCGGCAGCGGCCACATACGTGGTCTTACGGTCAGCCGACGTGTCCACGGACAGGACGACACGACTGTCGTCAGGAATCGTGGAACGCGAGTCAAGGCCGCTGGCCCACATTTTCGGATTGATGAAAGGAATGATGTCAGCCGTAACCCATTGGCACAGGACTTCGGTGCGGAACGCGGCCTCGGTCATGCCGTCAATATCGGACCGAACCGACATGACGGTCATCGGCCCATATCCGAGCGACGGATTCGCCTGGCGAATAGCGTCGGCATCATCCACCGGACACTTGTCAGGCGCAGACCACTCGAAATATCCGAAGCTGCCGTCCTGTTCGCCGGACAGGAACACGTCGGCCGGATTGCCACCGTCGGCGCTCAGACGAGTCCACTCGTCAACAAGCTTGCGCCCCTTGTCCACCTGCTTGCGAAGCGCGACGCTACGATAGTCGCCAGCATTGGAAATGCCCCATAACTGGCTCGACCAGACCGCCTTCGTGGTCTGGCTGACGGCATTCCAGCCATCATCATTATGCTGTTCACGAAGCTCATCGAACACCACGCGCGCCGCCGACTTCGCTCGAATGTTCTTATCCGCGCGGACGATATACCGGGCTTTCGAGCGGGTGATAATCGCCTCCTCGCCGTTCGTGTTGACGAATTTCTGCGTCATTGCAGCGAGATCCGGAATCACCAGATCCGCTTCCTCATCAGTCGAAGGCTGAGGATTGCACCACTCCTTGACCTGATTGTACGGGCCCTTCGCATTGTCCAACGTCTGCGCTGCACCGACCACCAGAAACTTCACCGGCGGCACTCGGTCGGGATGCTTGTTGGAGTCCACGAACAGCCACCATGCGGCCAGCACGCCCATCAGCGTGGTCTTGCCGTTCTGTCTGGCCACAAGCACGATGACCTTGCGGAAACGATAGCTGCCATCCTCAAGTAATTCGAGCGCATGCACTAAAAGCCATTGTTGCCACGGGTAAAGGTGGACGTGCAGCATGATTTCAGCGAACGCGATCACCGCGAAACCATTCGAGGTCTCCTTGGTCAACGGCCTGAGTGGCGGAGTGAAGATACGCGGCAAAGTCACGCCATGATGCTCATCGTCGATGGCACCGAAAACCGTAAGATTCTCCGCCGCCATCGGACACCACCTTCTAGCCGAAACGCTTCATGAACTCATCCATCGCGATGACCTTGCCGCTCTTTGACTCCTCGGCCTTCGGCTCAGGCTTCGCCTTCGCTGGACGCCCAACCTTGGCAGGCTCCACCAGCGTCAGACCAAGCGACTGGCAGTATTTCAAAAACGTCGGAACCGACACATTGTCCAATTTCCCGTTCTCATCGATGAAACCAGTCTCGCAAACCGAATCAATCCGAGCGGCAAGGATACGCGCAGCGGCCACGACAGCCGCATTCTCCGCACGCAACGACTTCGCATTCCGCAAAGACCTCTCCAACGCATCAGCCACGGACTCATGCGGAAAACGACGCTCGGAAACACCCTTCTTGACCGTCATAGAGCCTCCTTCGCGCGCGACCCATCAACAAAAAAACATCATCGGGGAGAGGAAGAGCAACCACGCGGGACGTGGGTCGGTTCGGGGTGGTTTTCAGGATTTCACCGCCCCTACCCCTTTGGGGTTGGTTTCGAATGCTGTTTTGAATGCTTTGATTGCGTTTGTGAATCGTGTGATGAGTTCGTCTGTGCTTGGTGGCTTGGGCGTGATGAGTGTGGTGTATGCGTCACCGACCATGAAGGTGTTGACCTCGTTGTGAGTGACGTTGATCGGGATGTTGACGGTGAATGAGCTGATTGGGAATGTCTTGTCGCTGATTGTGGCGGTGAGCTCTAGTGTGACTGGCTGCTGTGGCATCATTGCCTCCTTGCTCATGCTGTCTGAATCCATTGTCGGCTTAGTGTGCCGATTGGTGCTGGCGGGTCTTGGTTGCCGCGCAATCGGTTGCAGCTGGTGTGTGAGGGCTTGAAGCCTGCCGGGTCGAACTGCAACTCGGGGTGCTTCGAGACGGGATAGAGGTGATCAAGATTGAATGAATCATCGGTGGTGTTCTTCGTGGCTGCATAGTCTATCGGCATGCCACACAACCAGCAGACTGCATGCTGTGCCTTGCACTGTGCGAAGAATGTTGCTTTGTCTTTCTCGAATTGGCGGCTGGTCTTGCGCGTTCTTCCTGGCATACGATCACCGCCTTGTGGTGCTTCGGGCTGGAGTCGAACCAGCGCTTGTGTGGGGTGCACTGTCTTTTTATCATTACGGGCATTCGATTTAAAGAAGTAGGAAGCCATGGCCGGTTTGGTATCCGTCCTAGGTATCTGTGCTATCCCTCGTGCTCTGCCACTGAGCTACCGAAGCTTGATATGAATAATGGCCCAGCTATCATTATGCTGAGCCATTCATTCTACGAACATACGACAGTATAGCATTTCAACGGTGACAGTCAAGTAGTGCTGCGAGTTCTCCGAGGTTGAACTTGTACTGCCGCTTGTGTTCCGTCGGCGTGGCGTGCGACAGTTTGCCGCGTTTGAGCCATTGGCTGATGAGGTTGCGTGATACGGTCAGGCCGTATCGTTTCAGCTCTTTGGCCGCATCGCTTGGTGTGCCGGTGATTCGCACTTGCCACAATCTTTCGTCTCGGGCTGCTTTGATTGCTGGCGCAGCCCATTCACGGTGGCAGCCTTGGCATGTGACCGACTCGGCTTCCGGCGTGCCGGTGAGCATGCTGTCGCATTTTGGGCAGGTGCCGAGGATTATGAGCTCGTCTTCCGGTGTCAACGCTTGTTCGTTGCGTCTGGTGATGTGTTCCAGGGCGGCGTAGTCGTCTGCTGCGGTGCTCATGTTGAGGACGGTGTGCCGGTTGCTTATGATGGCGAACCATGCTTTCCGCCAGTCGTATCCAGCGTATGCGGCGCGTATTTTGCCTGCCTGTTCCGCCAACCATGCCTCGCTGTCCGCGATGAGGTCTTGAGCGTGGGTGTCGATCGGCAGTGGCGCGTTGCCTTTGTTTGGCGTGTGGCCTGTGGGGCCGATGTGCGCCTGACGGAGCATAATACTGCGCAGGGCGGGCAGTTGGACGTGTCCGAGCTGGCGGATCAGCGTCCAGTAGGTTTCACGGCAGGTTTGGCAGAGCGGATTGTCTGCTGTCGTTTTCATTGGCTTGTGGCAGTGCTGGCAGTCGGTCAAAGTCTGGTCTCCTTGTCGTGCTGGTGGATTATGGCGGTGATTTCGGCTTTTGGCACTTGTGGCACGAGTCTGGCGGTTTCTTCCAGGGTGATACCGTCCTCATGCCATTTCAGGATCATTTCCTCAAGGATTTTCTTCATTTGCTTTTCCTTGGTTCGAAGGTCTTAATAATTCGTTGCGAAGTGTTGCAGCCGATGTATTCGCCGTTATGCTTCAGACAGGCCCATGTCACGTCACCGGTCTTGACCGTTTCCATTTGGAAACCCGTATTGGCCTTCTCGCCGACATTAGGTGCCATTCCAAAGCTGAACGAAGTCAAGACAATCGTGATGCAGATAATCGCCGTGAGGGCCACCCTCGTCTTATCCATCACTCACCATCCTTAGTCATTTTGCACACCTTCTTCGTGTGATCGTCTAAATGGACTTTCTCAAGTTCGTTGACAGCCGCTTCGATTTGCATATAAGCCGCAATCTGTCCTTCCGCGAAGGCAATCACGCTCTCCGTGCTGTTGTTTTGCAGAATCCGCGCAATGGCTTCGCGTTGCGCAAAGCAAAGAAGCAGGACTCTGTCGAGAGCATTTCCGAAGTCGCACCAGACGCTTTTATGGTCAACGTGATTTATCACCGGTTCGTCCATCGCTCCTACCGCCATTACTTGCCTTCCTTTTCGATTTCATTGATCTTTTCGGTGAGGGCTTCGAGCACGTCCACGCGGTCTCCCCACTTGAGGTTCCGCCAGAACTGTTCGAGATCAGCCCAGTTCTCGGCCTGTAGGATGCTAAGAAGCCTGATTGCCTGAGCTTCGAGAATGTCGGCGTTCCGTTTGCAGCACGCGGCGAAGAACGGCACATTATGCGTGATTGCGTCATTGATGAACCAGATCGCCTTCTTGAGGTCTTCGACACCGTTCTTGTGCTGCCACCTGAAGCAGTATTGGACGGCTTGCCCCCAGTCGCTTGACAGCAGGCGGGATAGTTCGATGCATTCGAACGGGCCATCCTTGTAATGCGATGGATTGATATTGTCACTCATTTTTGGACTCCTTAATCGAGGATGAATATGATGATCGTGGCGACGCATAGGCAGACGGTCAATACGATGCCGAACGCGATTTCAAACGGGTTGTGTTTCATTCGATGGTCTCCTTGTATGGGTTTTCGCTTGTATATTGCGGAAAATCGCATTCCTGGTCTTTCCACCCGGCCGCGTAACCTTCCTGCCATGCCTTGCGCCGTTCGTGTTCCAACCATTCCAGGCTGCACATGGTTTCCGGTTCGTCGTGTCTCATGATTTCTCCTTGTTGAGTTGTTTCGCCATCTGGCAGGCTCGTTGGTCTGGTGTGGCGGTTTCCTTGTTTCGTCCGAGCGCTTGCAGCACGTGTTCGCACTGCCATGTGTGCTTGTGGTGTTTCGAGGGTGGTATGCCGCTCATTTTGGCTCTGCGCTGGCACCAGCCTTTCCATTGGCGGCACCAGTCGTTGACGGTGCGTGTCTCGCCGTAGTGGCGAGCGGCGAAGGCATTCCACGCGTCCGACAGGTCGAGTTTCGGATAGTTTCGGATGATGTCTGCGTTGGCGTGCGCCTTCTCCCTCACTAACTCGAAGTCGCTTACGCCGATTTCTTTGGAGAAAGAAGAAGAATTTTCTTCTTTCTCTTTCTTATCGGGTACGGGTACGGGAACGGGGCATGAGTTTGCCATCGACTTGCCATCGGTTTGCCATGCGTTTGCCATAGGTTTGCCATGGCATTTGCCATCGGTTTTGCCATTTTTGCCATTTTCGTCAACGGTTTTCCGTTTCCACCGACGGTCCGCGCCCCTCTTGCCCGCTTCGCTCCGCTTCCGGCGCAGAGCGTCCACTTCCTCCCCGTCCGGCTGATAGTCGCTCCAATCGTGGAACCAATAGCCATCCCGTTCATCGTCACGCTCCCACAATCCGACATCGCACAGTTCGCGCACGGAATCATCGGAGCCACGGAACATCGGCACCATGCGAGCTGGCACGAACCCGCCAGTCAACTGCTGTGCCGACCATGAGCCGGAACGGAGCCACAATGCGGTAGCCCCGTCCGACAGCATGGCGGTCTTCGGGTTCGAGAAGAACGAATCATCCACCTTGAACCACATCGCCCCTGTTCCCCTTCCTTGAATTGCATGAACGGCACATGGTCTGAAGATTCTCCATGGTGTCCTCGCCGCCAAGACTCCACGGGATGATGTGGTCAAGGCTCAGATGATCGGTGGCTCCACATTCGACGCAACGGTAATGGTCACGCTCATACACGGCCTTGCGAAGCTTCTTGCTGATCGGCTCCCTTGATCGCGGGTCGAAGCGTCTGAAGCTTTTGATGTGGTAGACGGGTTCGCGCAGACGAATCTTGTCGGTCTTCGTGATGAGTCCTGCATCTATGAGCGCCTGAAGCTCTTCATCTTCACCATCGAGGACATATCGGAAGTCTACGTATGGTATGTCTCCGTAACTTTTGTTGTCTGAGCACCAAGAGATCATCATCACGTAAATGCCTATGGATGCGGGGTTCTTGTCCATGAGGTTCAGCATCGTTTCGTCCCGATACCAAGAGACTGGAATCTGGAAATAGCCCATCGCTCATTCCTCTCCTCTTGTGATTCCGTTGTATGCCATCCAGATGGCTTCCTGCCGTGGCGTGGTGCATGGAAGGCCGTCGAAGTTGAGGTTCGCCCAACCGCTGCCGACGTGCGGCTTGGCCATGATGTCCAATGCTTCCGCGATCTCCACCAAGTCCGGTGGCGGCGTGAGAAGAATCCCGACATCTTCCATCACATGCTCCCGAATCGCTTGTAGAATTCGCTGTCGGTCATGCCATACAGCGGATCCATGCCAGTCGGCTTGTTGCGCACGGACAGCTTGTATCCGCAGTACGGGCAGGTGACGTAGTAGGTGCCGACAACCTCTCCGCAGTGGGCGCATTCGACATATCTGATGCTCATTCCGCGTCCTCCTTAATGAAGACGATCCAATGTGTTCCGGTGCGGTTCGGCTGTTTGTTGCCGAAGAGTGGCTTATGGTCGGTGAGCTTGAGTATCTGAGAGACGGGTATCTGTGTCTCATTCCATTTGAAAATCAACACGCCATGCTCTTTCAGGACGCGGAAACACTCGCTGAACATGGTCTTGATATCTGTTTGCCATGTCTCTTGGTCGAGGCATCCGTATTTCTGCGCCATGTAGCTCGTCTCTCCCGCATTGCGCAGGTGCGGTGGGTCGAGCACGACCATACGGAACGTCTCGTCAGGGAATGGCAGATCGCGGTAGTCCATCAGCATGTCCGGCTTGACTTCGAATCTGCGCCCGTCACATAGTTCCCAACTTTCGTCGCGCACGTCACCGAAGAGCACCCGGCTGTCTGATTTGTCGAACCAGAACATTCGCCCGCCGCAAGCAGGGTCAAGAACAGGTTGGTACGCGCTCATTTCGCATCCTCGCTTTGATTCGGCACCTCGGACGGCATGGAGCCGGAATAGCCGAGCATGGAACGGCAAAGCTCTAGCATTTCATGGAATGCGTTAACTTGGCCGTCATAGAAGTCTCGGTCGCTCTTTCTGCGGACATCGAATCTGGAAAGTCCGGCTTCATGACAGCGACTTTTCACCAAGTCGATGATCTCGTTGAGCGTCTTGTCTTTCTCGGTCACGTTCGTAGCCATGGTTAGTGTTCTTCCTCTTCGATTCGGATGGTGATGTGGTAGACGCCTTTTTCGGTGCTTGGCTCGCCTAGCCGGTAGTCCGGGCCGAGCACGTAGTCGGCGTTGTCGTCGGGCCAGTAGCCTGACTGGGTGATGCCGTCGAGTATCGCCTTGACCATTGGGGCCGCGTTTTCCGGGTCGAAGCGTCCGTGGGTCAGTGGGTGGATGATGGCGGTCACATGCACCGGCCAATGCTCGGGCTTTTGGAGCTTGCCACTGTTGATGAGATTGCGGAAGGTGAGCAGGCTCATCGTCTTGACCTGCTTCTTCCTCCGGTATGGCACCGCCCAGCTACGGCTTCGACGGTTCTGCGTCCACCACAATTGCCTGCCTATCGCGATTTCAATCTCGCTCATAGTGGTCGGCCTCCTGTTCTTCGGCTTCGATTTCGCATTCGGGGCATGGGATGGGGCGCGCCGGATACAGCGCGCACCAATGCTGCTGACATACCGGTTCAACGTCCGGCGGTTCCAACCATTCGCGCATCAGAATTCAGGCTCTACTGGCGCAGCCCACGGGTCGGCTCCCTGCGACTGCTGTTGCGCCTGCTGCGGCTGCTGATAGCCGCCACCGTTGCCGCCCTGGTATCCGCCTGACTGCATCTTCTGCACCTGAGCCGTCGCATAACGCAGGGACGGGCCGATTTCATCCACCTGCAATTCGATGACCGTGCGGTTGGAACCGTCCTGCGCCTGATAGGAACGCTGCTGCAGTCGGCCCTGCGCGATCACACGCATGCCCTTCGCGAGGCTCTGCGCGCAATGAGTGGCGAGGTCGCGCCACGCGCTGCAGCGCATGAACAAAGCCTGACCGTCTTTGAACTGGTTCGTGCTGCGGTTCCAGGAGCGCGGAGTGCTGGCGATCGTGAACGACGCTACCTGCGCGCCCGCGGACGTCGTGCGCAATTCCGGATCTGCGGTCAGGTTGCCGACGATCGTGATAATGGTTTCGCCTGCCATCACTCGGCCTCCTTCACGTCGGCTTCGGTATCCTCCGGCGTATCCGCTTCCATGACCTCGGCGGTCACGTCATCAGTCGCATCGGAGGTGATTACCGGTTGGAACACGTCGCTGTAGTCCGGCGTGGTTTCGTCAACGCTCGCGGCCTTCTTCGCTTCGATGCTGACCGGCAGGTACTTGAAACTGCAGCGGATGATGGTCTTCTTCGCCATCTCCACGAAGTTCTTCACCCACGGTCCGGTGATCTGTCGGCTGCGGTTGCGTGGCGCGTACTTCTCGCGGTATTCGAGCAGATCGCGTTTCGACATGTAGTCGGCGTAGCGTCCGCCGTTCGGCAGTTGGACGCTGAGATACACGAATTTCAGCTTGTCCTCGCTATGGTCGGCGTCCACGTTCACCTCGTCGGGGCATTCGATGGTCGGTACGCCGTTCTCGTCAAGCTTCAGTTTGATGTTGTCGTCCTCGTAGACGGCTCTCGGCTGCGCGTAGATTCCACTGTTCTCCAGCAGCTTCAGCATGCCCTTGTAGCCGATGACGAACGTGGCCTGCTTCTCCCCGTTCGCATAGTTCTTGTTGCCGTAGGGCAGGATGTATGCCTGTCCCAAGCCGTCAACGTCGGACGGGCGCAAGCCCAGGGCGGCGCACTGCATGAAGCAGGAAAGGACGCTGACCGGCGTGCATTCCGCCAGGGCCGGCGTGCGGTTGATGCTGCTGATGCACATCTGCAGCAATGCCTCGCTGTCGAGGTTGCCGCCGATGACACGTGCGATCTGCGGCCATGAATGTTCCACAAGCTGCTTGAGCTTGCCCCTCGGGTTGAGCGGCTGCAACTGCTGTCCCTGTGCCTGCTGTGCGATCTGTCCCATTGTCATTGCTCCTTTTCCTCGATGGATTTGAATGCGAATTTGCGGTATGTGGTGGCCTTGACGACGTATTCCTTGCGAGTCGTCGGCTTGTAGGTGGCTTGGAGGTTGCCGCAGCGCACGCCCGTATGCGAGCCGATGCGCAGGATGATCTGCTCCTGCAATTCCTTCTGAGTGGCCTTCAGGTCATGCAGCATTCTGATGGCGCTCTCGTATCTTGCGAGCAGGGCGTAGAGGTCATCGTCGGCGCTTTCGTCCACGATGTCCGGCGTCGGCTCGGGGAACGCCTTCTGCACGTCCCCGCCTGTGGTGAGCTGCGGTGGAGTGCCGGTGGTGACGAATTGCCAGAAGTCGGCTGCGGCCTTGTCGATCGCGGCCATATCCTCCACGTCGGCCTTGAACGGTATCTCCGCCGGCTCGTCGTCTCCGATGGCCGCGTAGACGTAGCCCCACGTCCATCCAGTGACGAGCGCGTAGAACTCGACTTGAGCCAAGTAGTATGGCGGAATTCGGAGGTTGCCGTCCTCGTCATGCCAGTCCCCCGCTCGACGGCTGCTCGCCGTCTTGATTTCGAGGATTCCAAAGCTCCCGTCCTCCCCTTGCAGGATGCCGTCAAGCGAAGCGCGAAGATACGGCTTCCCTCGGCTGATGAACTGCTTGTCCGTACCGTCCGTGACGAGCATTTCAGGATGCTGCGCGCGGAATCGCTTCCTTAATTCGTTTTCCAGGGCGTTGCCCTTGACCACCGCCCACTTGTCCGAAATGTCCTCCGGCTCCACGCGGCCGGTCTTCTCAAGCCACAGATCGTAAGGCGTCTTGAAGGAATTCAGGCCGAGAATCGTGCTCATGTCAGACCCGCCCACACCGGCCTTCCTGCTTTTCAGCCAGGCAAGATGCCGCTCGGCCTGCTTGCCCTGCTTGAAACGCTCGATCTGATAGCGTTCCGTGTCCTTGAGTGGGATACGCTTCATTTTCAGGCTCCCTGCTGATTGCTTGGCTTGTTTATGTCTGCTTTGATGATGTCGGCGTCGAAATAATTGACCAGCAGATTGGCGATGTCCAACGCGGACGTTCTGAGCTTGATGGTTTCCGCCCTGGACTCTGGCTCAATGGTGAAAACGCCACTCTCGCTATTGAACTTGAGTCTCACTTCACCACGTCCTTCGAGTAGTTGGCTTTCAAGTCCATCAATTCGCCGTTCAGCAGCTTGGTGGCGAAGCCGTAGACGACTTTGTCGTTGGCTTGGAACGCGGTTTTCTGCAGAGCGCTGATGGCGTCGAAAATGCCGGTCAATGCGTTGGAGATGATGGCGCGTGGGTTCTCGCACTGTTTCCCCGGTGCTGTCTCCTTGTTGGCGGTGAGTTCCTGGCTCATTGGTTCCTCCTTGTTGGCGACTGGTTTCGATGCGACGGTCATGATGGTCTCCTTCTTCTTTCCGCTTGTGGTGGTTTTGCGTGGCGAGTGCTTGTCGAAGGCCGGCAATAGTCCTTCCTTGCGGAGTTGGCTGAGAATGTTGCCGACTGTTTTCTGGCTCATGCCTAGCGCTTCGGCTGTTTCCTTGCCGTCGAACGGCTGGCCTTGGCTGATGCGGTTTTTGCAGTGCGCGAGGATGAGATCGCGTTTCGACGGTTCCGCCGGTTTCGCCGGTAGGCCCTGCGTGAGGAGTCCGGCCTTGCGTAACGCACGCATTTCGCCGATCTGGAGTCCGGCTTCGCCTGACTCGTCGTAGATGCTTTTCAGCTCGGCGAGCTCGTCGGCTGTGTATTCGTGTTTCAACGTGTTCCTTTCCTGAGTCTTTCGATGAGCGCGTGGTTTTTTGCGGATGAACTCGTCCACGTCGATTCCCTGCTGCGTGAGGGTCGGCTTGCCGGTGTCGACGCGTGCCTTCCCATCGCTTTTGACGTCTGGACTGCTTTGGACCCGTGTCACCGGAACGAACATTCCGTTTCTCATCTCGCCACCGTCCTCTGGTACTTGTGCGCTAAAGCCCACTTTTCTGCGATTTGACGCTGGTAGCGGACTTTGCGCCTGTCCTGATGGCCTTCGGGCGGTTCCACGCCGATTTTCAAGTACGGCGGGCCTTTGCCGGTGCTCCGCCAGTTGGCGAGGGTGCGCACGCTCATGCCGAGCATGACGATGCTCGCCTTCGGCGGTTCGGGTGGCGTCAGCAGCGTTTCCACGTCGATTCTCCTGAGTGACATCACAGCTCCTTGTTGATCGTGTCGATGATGAGGTCCACGATTCCGGTGACGTCGAGGTCGACGTATCCGACGATGTGACCGAGCGGACGCCTTGCTTCGATTTCGTCCCATACGTAGCCACAGGCCGGCATGATGGCGTCGCCATGGTCGTCGAATTCGTCGAACACGGCCCTCACGCACGCCTTGCGAATGTCGTTCATGCAATGCTCCTTGTGCAATTCGTCTCGCCCTCCTCAAGCCATTCGGCCACGGCCGTTTCCGGATAAAGGATCATCCGCCCGTGCTTCACGAACCGAGGACCCTGTCCACGGAAACGCAACTGGGCCAGATACCCCTGCCGCGTCCGAATCTCCTCCGGCGTCTCGGCCCCGAAAAGCCTCGCCACCTGCGTGGTGGTCATCATCTGCTGCAAGACCATCACGCACCCGCTTCCAACGACGGCTGGAGGCAGTACCGGCGGATGAAGTACGCCTGTCCCCTGCCTGTGACCTTCGGCGTGCGGCTGACGGTCGTATGCCCGTCCGAGTGGGTGACGGTGGTCTCCTTGATGCGGAACAGGCCGAGTTCCATCGCGCGCTGCGTCGGCACGTTCCGGTTCGAGGCGGACTTGCCGAGATACCCGTCGTCGCGCAGGATCCGGAACAACCGGTTCTGACCGACCTTGAGACCGTTCTGCCGGAGCATCTTCGCGAGCTCGCCGATCAGGCAGGTGCCGTCGGATGCGGCAACGGCGTCAGCGAACCGGGCCTTCGGCTCCAGTTCCACGATGCGCTTCTGCTGTTCGGCGATCTGCTGGTTCTTTTGTTTGATGGTCTTCTGCGCGACGAGCACGGCCCTGGCCATGATGTCCTCATCCGAATCCGACTCGGACGTCGGAATGTAGCCGCCGGTTTTGCGGATCTGGGGAAGCACCTCATGCGTCATCCAACGCTGGAACTCGTGAGCTTCCGGCTTCCGCGAGCGCATGATGAGCTTGTACAGGCCTGGCTCAGAGATGATGAGAGGCGCACGACCTGGCTGATTCCAAACCTCCGAATTGCGGAGGTTTGTGATTTCGTCATCATCAAGAGCTTCACGGAGATGATTTGTGTCAATGCCGAGGATGTCACACGCGTCCTTGGCGACGAACCAAGGCTCCCCCGCCTCGTCGGTCAGGGCGCGTAATGATGCGTCCTTGAACTCGAATCGCTGGATTTCATTGCTCATAGGCTTTTCCTTTGCTTGTTGACGTTGTGTGCCCCACCATGACGAGTGGATGGGGCTGAGTGACTGGCATTGGAGTCGAACCGATGCCGTCCTTGGATTCCGAACGCCCCTTTGACTGTTGGAACACAACCTGAACGTGTTCACGGCCGGTGGCGTGGCCGACGGCGATGGAAGCCGTCAGGCGGACTTGAAAGGGTTTGCAAGCACCGGAGTGCCTGCGTTTTTGATAGAGAGAGAGAAGAGATTGGAATCCGTGGACGGGTGAACCGTCGCCCAGCCGAAGCCACGACAGAATGGTGTATGTAAACGCCGTGGCGGATTTGTTGTTTGTCGATATTCAGTTATGGTTCCCGCCAGCCGACAATGGTGAACGTGGATGTCCGCGAAAACATCCCTAATTTGGTTTGTTTTGTTTGGACTGTCGGCTGGTGGGAAGTCTTTTAGTCGCGTGGCGCGAATCTGACGATCAGCCACAATGCGGTGGCGATGTACACGCCTTCCACCATGAGCGCGGCGGTGGTGCTGCCGCCATGCCATGTGAGCATGATGGTCAGGCTGGAGATGAGGCCGATGCTGACGATGGCGAAGAGGATGCGGCGGCGCGTGTAGTTCGGCTTCCGCGTCTTCTCCCGCTGGTCTTCGAGCCAGTAGTTGTGGTCGGTCATTTCGCCATCCTCCTTTCGGATAGTTCCTTCAAGATGCGGTTGCAGTCGCGGCGGATGTTCGCCAGGTCTGTCTGCGTGAGCAGGTATCGCGCGTGGCTGTCGCACGTGTCGATGGCGAGCTGGATGACGGCTGAATGGTCGCTGCGAGTGGTGCCGTCATCGAGGATTTCGAAGTAGAGGCTTCCATCCGTGGTGAGGCTCATCGTGTTCCTCCTATCGCGTCATAAAGGTGGTAGGCGAATGTTTCTGTGGTTTTGGCGTCCACTTCCGTGAGGATGGTCTTCCCGTCCTCGTGGAGTCTGACGAGTCTGGCGTCGTGTTCGCCGACTTGGATGGCGTAGCCGGTCAGGCCGAGCATGATCGTCCGCGGGTCGAAGACCGTCTTCCGCTGTTCGGGCGGCGCTGGCGGGGTAAGCAGTTGTCCGCTCATTTCTGTGCTTCCTTGACGATCGTGTCGATGATGACGTCCACGAGGTCGGTCACGTCGATGTCCATCGGTCCGGTGATGTGGCCCAGGAATCGGCTAGCGTCGATTTCATTCCACTGTCCCGCGTATTGCGGGCGGATCATGTCGCCATGCTCGGCGAATTCGTCGAAGACGGCTTTCACGCAGGCTTTGCGCAGGTCTTTGTTGTCGTTCTTGCTGTCCATCGGACGCTCCTTTGGTTGTGGATTTCAGGCTTTGAATTGTTTGATGCTGTCGATCGGCTGGAGCAGCACCGCAGTGAATTGGAAGAGGGTCATTCCAAACATGTCGGCGATTTTTTCCAGATCACTTACGGTGAAGTCTTTCTTGCCGGTGAGTTTCTTGTTCGCCAGCGGCCTTTCGCATCCAATCGCTTTGGCTATGTCTTCTTGCGTCATGCCCCTTCGAGCCATCTCCCCTCGGATATTGGCTCTCATGAGTTCCGTTTCGCTTGTCACCCAACCTCCTTTCTCGTTTCGTTGCTGATTACAGATAGTACTTAATTGGATACTCTTACGAGAGTACTTAATTGATTACTTTACAAAAAGTACACAATTGGGTATCATGGAGCCATGGGAACAAGAGCTAACACTGACGTTACCGCCGGAGCGCGGAGCGTCATGGAATACTGCAAAGCACTGCAATCCAGGAGCGGTATGACCGCTACGGATTTCGCCGCGAAATGTGGATTCAGCCGCAACTATTGGTTCGTCCGCGCCCGGTTCGACGCGCCCTTGACGGTATCGGACTGCGAGCGAATCGCCAAGACATGCGGGATGACATTGCGTCAGCTATTCGCAAACGCGCTGGCAGCACAGGAAGAAAAAAGAACCGCCGAAACCCTCAACAAGCTGCAGAGGGGCGACGTGGCCCTTGCGGCGTATCGGGCCGCTGGCAAGCAGGAGGCTATTAATGGAGAGGCTGGGCCGGATTACGACGAGCCTGCCTGACCTGCCGATCGACCGGCGCATGACATACGGGGCCATGCGCCGCGCCATCATCGGACTGCCCGTCACCGCGTCCAGCGCCATACTTCCGGACGGACTATGGGGCTGCTACGACGCCGAGAATCATGTCATCTTGATTGACCGCAGGCTCACGTACACGGCAAAACGGTGCACGCTCGTGCACGAGCTCTTGCATTGGCGGCATGGCGACACCGGCTGTTCGAACGATAGTTCGAAATTAGAGCGGCGGGCGAGACGCGAAACTGCCTTGACGCTGATAGACCCACTCCGCTACGGCATGCTGGAACAAATGTACGAAGGGAATTCGTGGAACATCTCCCAGGAACTGGAGGTGACCCAGCAGGTGCTCGGAGACTTCCGACTGGCAATGTCTGAGCGAGTCTGCATCATTTGAGCAATAGAATCAAGGAGAAAAGAAGAAGGGAGCAATCATGGCGAAGAGACCACAGCCAGCACCGGACGCGATCTACGAGTGCGAAAGGCTTGACGACCCGCTGTTTATGGGTATCCGCCTGTATGCCAATCGCCTGGAATTGGATGTCTGCACGACGTACCTGCACCGGTACAAGAAGACCGAAGCATACCAGGTGAGCGACCTGCAAGGAGTGACGATCAAGAAGCGCACCGTCACATGGAAATACAGTGCGTTGCGCTCACTGCCGCTGAAATTCAAAAAAGCCGAGGACGCGCAGGAATTCTATAATGCCGTGAACAGTCTCTAAAAGCATTAAGCCCCACAATCTGTGGGGCTTTTATATTGTCTTATAAGTTTTTATAAAGCTTATATTTGCTTCAGGCGCTCGAATACCTGTGCCGTCTGTGCGGCATCGTCGGCGGCCCTATGACGCTCCGTCTTGGCGATGCCGAAATAGCGGATGAGGTCGAGCAGCCTATGGCGGTCAAGCTGCGGCAAGAGTGTCTGAGAGATTTCCAAGGTGTCGTAGAAGCTGACGTCCGGCATGCCGACGCCCGCTCTTTCGGCTTCGCGGGCGATGACCGGCAGGTCGAAGCGGCGAATATTGTGCCCTATCCACGTATCATGACCGCAAAAAGCGTAGAACTTGGGTAGCGCTTTGTCGATGGTGGGTTTGCCTTTGACGTCCCGGTCGGTGATGCCGTTGATCTGCGTGACCTTGGCCGGTATCGGAATCTGCGGGTTGACGAGCTGGCTGAATGACGCGACCTTGCGTCCGTGCCTGATTCTCACGGCTCCTAGCTCGATGATTCGAGCGCTTCTGCCCAATCCCGTGGTCTCGATGTCGATGGCCACGTAATCGTCCTCCACGCCATCATTCGTGTCGGCATGAGTGATTGGTACCGTTTCCACTGCTGGAGCGTCTGAGACGGCTTCCGACGATGATTCAGGGGCACTCTCCGCTTGATGCTTATGGCGTGGCTCAGGCTTGAGGAAGAGATGCATGAAAAGCCATGCGAGGAATGCGAGGAGTAGAACCGCAATGATGCTTGTGGCCAGATCGTACTTCGGCGTGGTGATGGTGTCGTATATGCCGTAGATACCGGAGATTGCACACAGCACGGATAGCACGAAGTAAATCAGTTTCTTCATTTTTCCCCTTCCTTCTCTCTGCTTCAAGCTACCACAGATGGGGATTGGAACGTGCCGATTCTTCCTTTCTTCGGTGCATTGGCGCTCTTGTAAAAGAAATATATAAACACATGTAATACATGTATATAGGATATTTAAACATCCCTATGAGTTTTAAAATAATCTATCTCTGTGGGTGTGTTTAATACACCTCATGTGGTATATTATTTCACATAAGGAAAAGCCCTTGGCGTGCTCTTCAAACCTCACGCCAAGGGCAGGAAACGGACTAGCGTCTCCACGTAAGATTCTACCTCTAGGCGTGGAGAGGAAAGCGATGGAAAAGATGGGATACCGCAACGCTGGAGCAGTCTACGAGCTCAGCCGCGCAGGAAAACTGCTCAAGCCGCGAGGCGGCAAGATCACGGTGCACACGATGGCGGAACTCATGCTCATCGACATGGCGCTCTCAAGCTACGACTGGGACAGAGAACACCAAGAGCCAATCCGCGACGCTAAATTCAAGGGCTATCCATGCCGCTACTACACGAAGGGCTGGAAGACGCTTGCCGAAGACCACGGAATGATGGCACTCTCCCCCGAGCAAGTCATCGGCAAGTCGGAAGAAGAGGTGGAAGCCGCGATGAAAGCACGTGAAGGCACCGCCAAGGTCCGAATCGTCCAAGCATGGAAATTCCTCCGCGACCAAGGACTCATCAAATGTCTACAGCCCGCCACCCTCGGCAAGAACGCCGGCTTCCTCCTCATGCTTGGCGATGACGAGGAGAATCGTGCCGTGGAACGGTGGGCGCGCCAATGCCTCGGACTACCGATGGTCTGGTGAGCCACGCCAATCCGTGCCCACATTTTGCCCACACTTTTCCGGTAATTGCAGTGATTTGCAGTGAATTGGAGTGAATTGCAAACCATGCGGGAACCGTTGGAAACACTGGGATTAGACCATTTTGCTGAGGTCAGGAAATCATATGGTTGGGATGATTTCCTGAGGTCAGGAAATCATCCCAACCATCAAGGAGGAGACACATGGACAAAAACGAGATAGCACGTCACGCGAACGAGCTCGACGCGCTTTCCCACGAAGAAGATGGCGTTGAATACTGGCTCGCCCGCATACCGCGAGCGCCGGGGTTTGTTTATGCGAAAAGTGCTTTCCATGCAGTGACGGCGACGAATGCCAGGACTCCCAATACACATAGCCACTGGACTATTTGATCGCTTATCCATGAGTACCAGAACATGCGTCTGTGCTTTGATGCGAGGATGTTGGGGCGTTGCCATTCTGGATAATTTCCGTATAGCATGTTCGAGATTCTGACGAATAGGTGGAGGAACGGATGCCACCCAGCAGCTTTGAGCAGCATGCTCATGCTTGCGTCTTCGGAGACTGGTTGGGAGGAATGTTCCATACCTAGATCATCCGGCAGTTTGTCGATCTGTGAATCGTCATCCCTTGGAGGCATGTCATCGATCTGCGCGAAATCGTCATCGATGGATGGGATGCCGTCGTCATCCGACGCGTCGGCCCATCCGAAGTAATCCTCTTCCTTCGTCACAGCGCGAGGATCTTTCGTCTGTATGCGACGGCATCCACGGATACACGGAAGGCTCTCGCTATGGATATGTTGCTGTCGTCGGCTTTCGCCATTCTCCGCAGTTCCTGCTCCGGCATGAGAAGTGCCCCGGCATATTCGTTCGCGATCACCTCGAAGAGGTTCCCGCGTCCGGCGTCGCTACGTTTGTCCACGTATCCTTTGCCGGCTGGTATCACCTTGACATAATCCGCGAGCCGTTCATCAGATGCGGTGTGCGTCATATAATGGCCAAGCTCATGCGCAGCGCTGAAGCGCATTCTGTTCAACGGCTGGTCCTTGTCAAGGTACATGGTGACACTGTTGTCGCCGCCGACAAGCATGCCCCATGTATCCACCCCAAGCTGTGAGCTGTAAACCTCTATCCCGGCGCTCCGTGCTATCGCTACCGGATCCACCGGGTATGAGCCGGACCAGTAGTTCTCCAATGTATCCTTCGCGAGATCGCGTGCAATCTGTCTCGCCTCTCCATATGTCATCGACTTCATCGCACGCCCTTCCCTTGCCTTGTCTTTCAAACTACATGCGAGCGCGCGGCATCGTCTACATTTCTTCACAATCTGGATAATCCTGACACATTTTGATGATTTTGGTGAGTGTGGTTCGTCGTGTTCTGACTTGCATTACTTTACATACTTTGTTATAATAGTTATGTCAACGGAAAGGAGGTGAGCATGAAATGGACGGACATCGTGACCGCCATCAGCTCGGTGGTGAGCAACATCATCGCACTGGCGGCGCTCGTCATCTCGATCCGGCGCAGACCACGCCATAAGAGATGACGAAAGGGTTCCGAGCAGACCTAGTGCCCGGAACCCCGGTTCCATCCTATTTCATGGCCATCATGAAAACAAGCACCATATTCGCCGTCTGCGGCATCACATGCGGCCTGCTGTCGGCCATGCTCGGCTTCGCTGGAAAACCATGGCAGGCCGGACTGTTCGGACTCGCGGCCGGCATCTGGAGCCTTGCCACGCTCGCCATGGACAGACGGGGCGGCAAGGATGACTGAACGCTATCTGAGCATGACCGAGGTGGCCGAACGCCTCGGAATCACCAAAGGCGCACTGGCACGCTACAGGCTGCCCGACCCCGACGTGGTCGTCGGCAAGGCCAGAGGCTGGCGCGAGGACACCATCGACCGGTGGAACGCCAGCCGCCCCGGCCGAGGCGTCGGCGGCGGCAGGCCACGGAAGAAGGCGGAAGATGGCGACCATTGACGCATACGACACCAAGAACGGACGCCGATGGCGCGTCATCTACCGCAAACCAGACGGCACGCAGACCAGCCGGCGCGGCTTCCAACGCAAACGTGACGCCCAGGAATGGCTGGCCGAACACGTCACCGTCGCCAAGGCCAGCGGAACGTACATCGACCCGCAGGCCGGACGCCGGAAGGTCGGCGGACTCTGGCCGGCATGGATAGCCAAGAAGCGCGTCTCGTCAAAGGCCAGCTACGTCGAATCGCTCGAACGAGCATGGCGCGTCCATGTCGAACCGCAATGGGGCGCGCGCACGCTCGAATCACTGACCCGCGCCGAAATCCAGGAATGGGTCAGCGGGCAGGCCGAAAGCAAGAGCGCCACCGTCGTGCTGCGCAACCTCGGAATCCTGCGCGGCATCTGCGCCGACGCCGTGTCCGACAGGCTCATCCCATCCAACCCATGTGACGGCATCGAGACGCCACGCAAGAAGCGCAAGGAGCACACGTACCTCACCATCGAACAGCTGTTCCGACTCGCCGACGAATCCGGCGACCGGCGGACGATGGTGCTCGTGCTTGGCCTGTGCGGACTGAGATGGGGCGAGATGGCCGGCCTGCACGTCGAGGACGTGGACTTCGCCAGACACCGGCTTTCGGTCAGACGGAGCGCCACCACAGTCGGCCACGAGGTAGTGGTAGACCTGCCAAAATCCGGCAGGCCGAGGCAGGTCGTGTTCCCCAGAACACTCGACGCCCCGCTGCGCGAGCGGTGCGCGGGAAGGGAAGGCTGCGAGCCGCTGTTCCCTGCGCAGGACGGCGGATATCTGGCGCGCACCGCACCGCCGAACGACCCGACCAAGTGGTTCTGGCGGGCGAAGAGGCGCGCCGGTGTCCCTCTCGGACTCACCTACCACGACCTGCGCCATACCGCGGCGAGCCTCATGGTCAGCTCCGGAGCGAACGTCAAGGCCATCCAGAACCAGCTCGGCCACGCGAGCGCGGCGATGACCCTGGATGTGTACGCCGACCTGTTCGACGACGATCTGGACGCGGTCGGTCTGGCGATGGATTCGTTGCTGCTTCGGGAAAATGTTGCCAAAATGTTGCCAAAAACGACTGCGAGCGCGGCGTGATTCAAGTGGGAGTAGGGCTTTCGGGCTTGATGTAGCGGGATTCGATTCCCCGCATCTCCACGGATTGAAAGCCGCCAGAAATGGCGGCTTCTCCTTTATTTCCAACGGTTTGCGACTGTTGCCAATGTTTATCGAGATTACGAAAATCACGTCGTTTTCTAAAAAATGTTGCCAAAATGTTGCCACGGAACAAGCCACCGAACAACAAAAAGTCCCTCCCCCAGCCATAGCTGAGAGAGGGGCGCATGTTAAAAAAACGGGTGTAAAAAATTCCACGGACACTACAGTGCCGCAAATTTTTCCACACCCGAGGTTGAGTTTCCGGCGCGAGTTTGAGTCTCACGCCAAAAAAAAAAT